TAGGTTTTCTAAATTCTTTTAACTGTAATATTGTTATTGCTGAACAGGTTTTTAAAACAGGCAAAAGCGATGAAACATTTAAAAAAGAAAATTTAATTCACATTAAACATTACAGCACTGAGAGATTCAAGAAGTCTTATTTATATAATCTAGCGGCTAAGCACTCAGACACACCTTATTTATGGTTCCTTGACTGTGATGTGGTCCTTCCAATACATGAGATTGTAAAGCAAATTCAAGGGGAAAAAATTATACAACCCTTTAGTTATATTTTTAATTTAGACGAAGAACAATCTGATCTTTTCATTTCGGGAGCAGAACCTTCTATTGAAAATTCAACATCGGATTCATTTTTTTCAAAGTACTCTTTCATAATAGATAGGTCTGTTTTTTTGAAAACTGGAGGTTTTGATGAAAGGTTTAAAGGATGGGGCTGGGAAGATTTAGACTTTTGTCTTAATAAATTAAAAAGTCGCGATATTTTTGTATGTAAAAATATTGCAGGCTATCATTTACATCATGAAAAAGCTTCTCGACATAACGATAGACTTAATTATAGAATTTTTAAAAAAAACCAAGGATTGTCTCCTCTCTTAACTCTTTGCATAGATTTTTATTCTATCGGTTTTGACTCTGCAGTTTTCCACAATTTATTAAAATATTTCTTTTGTTTTAAAGACTCTTGCAATCTTTGCATTTTCTTAAATAAGGAAGATGCAGATAATTTTCTAAAAATTGATTTTTTAGAACCTTTTTTAGGGGAAGGATTTATTTCAATTTTTCTTTGTGAATCGAATGATTTACCAACTCATTCATTGTATAACTATTTAGGACATTTAAGTATTGGAGATAATTTTTACATACCAAAATCTGTATTAGACTTAAATCAAATTGTTTTAATGAAATTGCTTGATATGATAAACTCTAAAAAAAGAAATCTTTTTGAAATTAATTTCTTTAATGGATCTCTTTGCTTTAAGAACTTGTTTGATTTTTCTCATGGATTTGGAGATTCTTTGAATTTGATCTTTCAAGAAGACTTGTCTCTTTTTATTCCTGAAAATCTTTACGAATCAAATTTAAATATCGAAACTAAATTTAGTTATTTAGATTTATCCGACTTTAAATTCAAAGAACTTTAACATTGACTTTTTGCTTTATATTTGAGATAATATATATAAAATATTTTTATGCTCGAACACAAAGACAAACAAAAAATAATCGAAAAAAACTTACATATTCCTAAAAAAAATGCTAGCGTTTTTTGGTCTAGAGAAATAAAGCTATTTAATTCAATTTACAAAAAATTTCCTCATGAAAAATTCTGGAAGTCTCTCAATACAAGTTTTAAATTAAACAGTTTATCTTTCTTTAAAACAAAAGAAGGAGAGGAAGAACTTTTAAAAAAATTAAAATCTTTTAATTTGGGCTTACTATACAAGCCTAGAGAATTTCCCCAAATTACTATTGGAGAAAAGTGCGGAGAGGATATAAAATATACAGAAATAAAAAAAACATTAAAACAATTCCTTAAAGATGACAGAAACAATAAATAAAATAAATAAATTCTTATCTGAAAAAGATAATAAAAAGTATCATTACAATTTTTACGAAGAAGACGAATATAAAATTTCATCTGGTAGTATTAATTTGGATTTTGCATTAGGTGGTGGGCTTCCTTCAGGAGCTCACAGATTTACAGGAGTAAATGAAGGTGGGAAAACAAGCTGCGCATTAACTGTTGCCAAAAACTTTCAAGATCATTTCGGGGACAAAGGTATGGTTGTTTATGTTCGCAGTGAAGGCAGATTAGCTAGAGAAGTTGTAGAAAGGGCTGGTCTAAACACTTCTCCTGAAAAATTTTTTAAATTTGATTGTAATGTTTTTGAGAAAGTGTTTCAGTTGATAAGAGAGCTTGTCTTAGAAAACGAAGAAGATAAGAAATTTCTCTTCATTATTGATAGCGTTGATGCTTTGTGTAGAATTGGAGATATAGACAAGCCTTTTGATGAATCTGAGCAAGTCGCTGGAGGGGCATTAGTTACTTCAGTCTTTCTTAAAAAGATGGTTCTTCCTATAACTAAAATGGGGCATATGATGATTCTCACTTCTCAGGTTAGGGTTGAAGTTGCCGCAAACCCATATGCTTCTAGAGGCGGACCTAAAGTTAAGCAAGCTGGAGGCAATGCAGTTAAACATTACTCAAACTTTATTCTTGAATTTCAAGAAAGGTATTCGAATGATATTATATATCCCAATCCTTCGGCCTCTAAAATAGAAGATAAAGGAAACCCCATTGGACACTTTTGTAAAATTATTTTTCGAAAAAGCGTTAACGAAAAAACAGGGGCTGTAGTTAGATACCCAATAAGATATGGTAGAAAAAATGGCAAGAGCATATGGACTGAAAGAGAATTAATAGAGATGATGAAGTTATGGGGTTTTATAGAGCAAAAAGGAGCATGGATATCTTTCGATCAAGATGTTTTGGATTTGTTTTTATCTGCAAATTTGGAAGTGCCTGAGAAAGTTCAGGGGGAATCAAAGCTCTTGTCACTAATAGAAGAAAACGAATCTATTAAAGATATCATTCTCAATCATGTTAATTCAACCCTAGATGAAATTTAAGACTCTTCAAGGCAGTTTAAAGAGAGTTCCTAAAATTAAAAAATATTTAATTGATTGGGATGAGCCGAGTAAAAGTAAATTACAATATTCTGTTAAGTCTTTCTTGCATGATTTTTGGAAAAACAATGTTGTTTTTGAAGAGTTTCCTGTGGCTGGAACTAGATTGTCTTTAGATTTTTACAACGCATCTAAATCTGTAGCTATTGAGGTTCAAGGGGCTCAACACAGACGATTTGTTTCTCATTTTCACGGAGGTCATAAATTAAATTACCTCGATCAAATAAGAAGAGACAAACAAAAATTAGAATTTTGCGAGCTTAATTCTATTAAATTAATAGAAGTTTATGATACAGACAAATTATCAAAGGAATTATTTTTTAAATTAGGTCTTGATTTATAGTGTATAAATAAATGATGAATAGAGATTTAAATTCAATGCCTAAGTTTCAAATTCCAGAAACCTTCTTAGAACAATTGTATGAGTTTACGGGAAATAAAGAAGGTAATGCTGGTTTTGTATTGAGCTATGTTGATGATAACGGTAAAGCTCTTATATATAGTAGAGCTAGTTGTGAAATTATAGACATGGGCTTGAGAAAAGCTTTAGAGCATTATTTAATTGAAAGAGAAGAGGGAGAAAGCTTAGGTAAAAATCAATAAATCATTGACTGCGTTCTACAAATATGTTATTATATTTGAATGCAGTTATATAATTTAGATTTAGAAAAACATTTTTTAAGCGGTTTATTACAAAATCCAGAAAGCTATTTTGATATATCTTCTTTTTTCTCTAGTCGAGATTTTAGCACAGATCAAAGTTCTGTCCATAGTTCTTTATTTTCTGTAATTAAATCTTTTATAGAGTTAAATCAAGATTTAGATCCATATTTAATATCTGAAAAAATAAAGGCTACAGGAATTTCTTTTGAGGATGGAATTAACCCTTTAGAATATATACAGTCTTTATTTTTAAGAAAAGTATCTGCAAAATCTTTAATAGATACAGCAAGGGCTTTAAAGAAATTAACTCTTAAAAGAGATTTTTTCCAAACAGGGAAAGACCTCGCTACATCTATTGCGAAACTAGGCGATGCAGAATATGATGAAATAATATCGACTGCTGATCGCATATATAATTCAAGAATAAACCAATACGAAAATTCAGATAGTCTCCCAGTTAATATTTATGATTCCATGGAAAAGATGGTGGAAGATAGGGGGAATAACCCTATTGATGACTTTGGTCTCGTTGGTCCGCATCAAAGATTACATGAAATTTATGGGTCTTTACTTAGGCCAGGAAATATAACAGTTATTGTTGCTAGGTCAGGCATAGGGAAAACTCAATTTTGTATGGATTTTTGTTCTAAAGTTTCGGCTATGAACGAAAATACACCCATTTTACATTTTGATAATGGTGAAATGAGTTTTGAGGAATTGACTAATAGACAATGTGCGGCAATGTCTGGTGTTCCTCTTTCTTTAATTGAAAGTGGAAGGTGGAGGCATGCTGGAGATACAGTGGTTAATAAAGTTAGAGCAGTCTTTAAAAAAATTAAAGAATTAAAATTTTATTATTATAATTGCGGTGGTATGTCTGTAGATGAGATGGTTAATACCGTAAAAAGGTTTTATTATGCAAAAGTGGGTAGGGGCAATCAAATGATTTTTAGTTTTGATTATATAAAAACCACCTTTCAACCTTCTGGTAATAAAACTGAATGGCAGGTTGTGGGCGAGATGGTTGATCGTTTTAAACGTCTAATCGCCAAAGAAATATTATTTGAAAGAAATCCTGTGATATCTATGATCACGAGTGTTCAAATGAATAGGCTAGGTACAAGTAGAAATCGTAGTTCTGACAATATCGTGGAAGATGAAACTGTTGTGTCTTTATCGGATAGAATTACTCAATTTTGTTCGCATATGTTCTTGTTGAGAAGTAAAGAGCCTGAGGAAATATCTGAAGAAGGAAGTTTTGGAACACACAAGTTAACAAATATAAAAGCTAGACACTTAGGTCAAGATCCAATGGGTGAAATTGAGCCCGTTCAGATGGATGACGGAGTATTAAG